ACACGAAGCTCTTCCGATCTAATTATTTAAAGGATTTAATATGGCAAATGTAGTTAAAAGTTTATTTGGTGACATCCTAGGACCATCTCCTGAAGAAGTATCACAACAACTTTCTCTTCAAGAAGGACGAGCTCCTCTATTTAGAACAATGGTATCTAGAGGTGCTAGAGAGTTAGGTTCATTATTTGGAATTGAAGATCCTGCACTAACTAAAGCTAAGAAAGTTAGACAAGCTCTTTCAGAAGCTCAAAGAGACTTAACTCCTGCAGATTTACAAAATCCTGATGTTCTTTATCCAAAACTTATTGAGACTTTTAAAGCTTATGACTTACCTGAAGAAGCTCTTCAATTAGGTCAATATGCTATTTCTCAGAAGGCTGATTTAGGACTTACTGAAGCTAAAACACAAGTAGAGATTAAAAAAGCTCTTACTGAAAAAGAAGGTAAACTATCTAATTTAGATAAAGCTCTTAATAATTTAGAGGCAGCACAAACAGCATTAGAAGCTGATCCTAACAATGTTGCATTACAAAGACGAGTTAAGGCTTTTGGTGGAGAGGTAGATAAATTATCTATTGAAAAAGAATCAACTGATCGTCAGTTTGCTGAAGCAAATACTATTCTTAATGATCCAAAGGCTACAGCAGAACAAAAGAAAATTGCACAACAAACTGTTGATAGACTTTATCCTCTTAAAGCACAAGGTATGGGTCAATTTCAAAAGAATCCTGAGACAGGTGAATTTGAACCTATTCCAGGTACTCCTGCAGCTGAAAAAGCTTTTGATAAAGAGAAAAAAGAAGTTCTAAGAATTAATAATCAATTAGCTTCTGTTAATCTTGTAGATAAGACTATTGACAAAGCTTTAGGTCAACTTTCTCCTAAGACAACAGGTATTGTAGGTGTTGGTGCTTCTAAGATTCCTGGTACAGATGCCTATACCCTTAAAGCTACACTTAATACAGTTGTCGCAAACCTAGGTTTTGATAAGTTACAAGCTATGAGAGATGCTTCACCAACTGGTGGTGCACTTGGTCAAGTTGCTGTTAAAGAAATTGAGTTCTTACAACAAACTATTGCTTCTTTAGATCAAGGTTTAACACAAGCTGAATTAGCGAAAAATTTAGGTGAAATTAAAGCATCTTATGCTAGACTTCAAAAAGCTCTTAACGAGTCATTAGCTGAAAAATCAACAACTACAAAAGCACCTGCAAATGCTCCTGCATCCCCAGCACCAGCTGGTGGAAGTGTGTTAGATATTATTAGAAGTTTTAAAAAAGGGTAATCATGAATATTGATTGGTCTAAATTATCTCAAGAACAACTTGACATAGCTGAAAAAGTAGTATTAGAAGCTCAAAAACAAGGTGTTGATGAGAACTTAGCATTAAGTATGGCTAACATTGAAAGTGGCTTTAATGCCTCTGCAAAGTCACCTAAGGGTGCTATTGGTGTTATGCAATTAATGCCTGGTACTGCTAAAGACTTAAATGTTGATCCTAATAATGTTGATGACAACATTAAAGGTGGTGTATCATACATTAAGCAAAACTTTGAGAAATATAAAGATCCCTACCTTACAAGTATTGCTTATAATGCAGGTCCAGGAGTAGCTGATAGATTCTTAGCATCTAAAGACCCATCTATACTTCCTAGTGAAACTATTAATTATGTTACTCGTTTAGGGGATATATATTCACCTCCAGTGACTGTAACTCCTACAGAAACACCTGCAGAAGCACAACCTTCATTAGAGGCTACACCAGGTACAGTTCAATCAGCTGTTGAGAATCCACAAAACTATTATGAGTTTAATCCACAAAATATTGGTGTTGCTGGTGCTATTGGTGCTGGTTTAAGTTTAATACCTGCTATTGGTGGTCCATATAGAGTAGGTAAAGTAGGTCTTGAATTAGGTAAACGAGTTTTAGGTGGGGGAGCTTCAGGAGCTGTATCATCAGCTGCTGGTGAATACTATAAAGCAGGAAGACCTGAAAACTTTGAGAATGATGTAACTGCTATGGGTATTGAGTTGGCTGCAGGAGCAGCTCCAACAATTACTCGTGAAGTCATTTCAAGACTTCCTACAGCTGTTACAAATTTATTTCCAGGTGATACACTCACAAGATATATTGGCAGACCATTAAAGTCTTTACTTGGTGGAGAAACAGAATCTGAATTTATTCTAAAAGAAGCTAAACTTGGTAGAACTGATGCAGCTTTTGCTAAGAGAGTTAAACCAGGAACTTCTACAGATGTATTTACTAGAGGTAATGAAGAAGCTCAAAGAAGATTCTTAACACAAAATAATATTCCATTTACTCAAGCTGAGACAGCTGATAATGCTGTTCGTAACTTTGTTATGACAAACATTGATGACTTATACAAACAAGGTAAAGGTTTTGTAGATAGCCCACAATATCAAAAATTACAAGGAGACTTGGCTCAAAGTATTAGAGATGGTCTTGTTGATCCACAAGAACTAAAGATTATTACTAAAGTTATTGGAAGTCAGAAATCTCCATTAAATGCTGATAAGTTTAAAACTACAATCTTAAACTTAGCACAACAAAGTGAGACTACTGGTTATAAAGTATATAACTTAGATAAGACAGCTCAGAAGCTTCTTACTACTGCTATGGATGACTATTTTACATCAACTACTGGTAAGCCATTATATGGTCTTTTAAAGAAAGTAGAAGAAGATAAATATATAGCTCAAGCTCGTGATAGCTTACCTGTGTTAATACAAAAAGGGTTTAAGGGTGATGATGTAGATCAAGCTCTTACAAATCTATCTAAGAGTAAAGCTGGTGTTGATGACTTTAGAAAATCATTAGCTACCTATCTTAAAGTTATTCCTGAAAAAGATTTAATAGCTGAGTTTAATCGTCTTGAACCAGTGATGCGTAAATCTAAAGTACTTCCTATAGAAGATTTAACAAAGTTTAAGAGAAGTATTGCTGAATATAAATCTACTGGTGCTAAGTTAGGCACTGTAGGAGCAGTAATTCTAAAAGATTCTATATTAGGTCTATTAGGTGCAGAAGCAGCTAGAGTAATGCCTATGTAATAAAAAGGGGCAATTAAGCCCCTTTGTTTTATTCTCCTTCTTCATCCCATTCAATCATAAATCGAATGATTAGAAGATCAAGCAAGAGTATCCAACCTTTACCTTTCCTGCCTATCTGTTTATAACTCATGTGTTCAATACCTAAATTAACACCACTGATTAGTTCTGATCCAAAATAATACATTAATTAACCTCACAAGTTCCGCCAGCACAAGCCAAATTATCTTTAGCTTCCGTATGGTCGTCAGTTTCAATTACTTTCGTTAAGTCTATCTCTTGGAGATGTTTAAACATTTCCTCAAAGGTTTCTTTAGTACAGTCTTCAAATGGAGCTTGAACATAAGTGCCTCCATCATAAGGTAGTACAGAGATACCAGTATAGTTATAACGATTCTCCCACATCCACTTACCACATTCATCCCACTCATCATTCTTTAGAGAGATAGTACATGATACATTATGTTGATTATCACCTCTATTATTGCCATTAGCTACCCATTCTAAGTTAAATTTCTTAACTCTTTCTAAGATGTCTTTATAGCTTTCAGTGCGAAGGATAGAACCTTCAGGAGCTTTCTGAGGGAAACTCATAACAGCTTCTAAGTGGGGCTTCCATACACAGTCTTCTATTAGACTAGGTACTGTTGATGTCATATATCTATATAATGGCTCATTCTTACCTACACGCATACGCCTAATATAGTAATCATTGTGCCAAGCATGAATGCCACTACTGCTACCAAGTACAAGGCTAGTAGTACCAGCAGGCTTAACTGTAGTAATTCTAGCTGACTCTTTGATGCCAATGATGTTAGCAACTCGTTTATTTTCTTCTTTAGCCTCACCTGCAGCCTCCGCTAAGTTTAATTTAAGAACACCACCTGAAGCAATACCAGTCATAGAAACACCAAGGAGTGCATCCTCTTCTGAAGTTTCTTTCCATACACTTCTTAGATAATGGAAGTCAGTGTACCCAGCTTGTAGTGTACCGATGAATGTAGCAGCCTTAACACGAGCATTGAGTGTGTCTTGAGTATCTACATCTGATACATTAACCTCAACTAAATTACAATAGGAGTTAGGTCTTAAACTAATCTCAGCACATGGGTTAGTGCCTACATCATAATTATTAGTCCAAAATACTCCAGGTTCACCTGCACCTGATTGTTCTACTCGTCTCCAAATAGAGAACCACTCTTCTTCTGTAATCTCTTCACGATTTAAAGCTACTGAATTGTTAGCTCTACCTCGTTGTGGGTTAAGTTCATACCATGTACCACTCTTAGCTGACATCATGTCCATGTCATCTTTATCAAATAAAGAGATTAGGGCAGCTCTACGAATACCACCTGATAGAACAGCATCAGCAATATGACAGATCATATCATGCACTTCAATAGGTTCTAGCTTACGACCAACAGCATTGTTAAGAACACTACGGAGTTTGTCTAAGCAAATGCGTAATGGGTCAGGACCTGGTGCCTTACCACCTGAGGTAATAAGTCTAGCACCCTTAGGTCTAATATCTCTGAAGTCAAATACAGGATCAGACTTACCAAGAGTATAAGATTTAATTAGTACTTTAACAGAGTCAGCCCAACCCTCAATAGAATCTCCTACCAAGAATCGTCGTTGTTTAGCGGATGGACCAACGATAGTAGGGAGTCTATCTGTGTGTCTGCGTTGAACGCTGAAGCCCACGCCACTTCCGCCAAGTAAGTTAAACATGGTCTCGCTGAAAACGGCAGGATGATCGACAGGGGAATAAGCACAATTGAACATACGATTATTGCTAAGTTCAATAGGAGTACCTCCAAATTGAAGGCTACGCATAGAAGGCAATACTTGACGATTGTAAACATATTTGTAAACATCTTTAATTTCCTCTTTCAATTGTGGGTATTTCTTCATGTGCATTACCATGTTACGACTGACTAACTCTTCCCAGGTTTCCCTTCTTTGTGCTTCAGGGACATATTTAGCATATTTATTAAATATGGTTATGTCACTTAAAATCTTTTGACTTTTATCCATTGGTTTCTTTCTTATAGCATAGTTATATAAATTAATCGGAGGAAGTATCATCTCCAAGTTCCAGTTCACTGACCAACTTGTCGAACCTGTCTTCAATTTTGTCTTGGAAAGCATAGACTAAATCCTCAGTAGTAAGTCCAAGAAGATCAATTAAATCTACTTCTGAAACTTGTTGAATAATCTTTTCTTCTAATTCTGTTAATGTTATCATGTTTTCAATTCTTTGAGCAACTCTACATAGTGAATGACTTTATCTAGGTCAGCTTTACCACCCTTGTCTTTCCATCTGCAAATGTACTTAATTATGTTTCCCTCTATAAAAGGTATATTGTTTTTAGTTATAAACTCAATCGGTTGTATAGTAAATTTCTTATAATGATCCCCTCCAATTTGTTTACTAAGTGATGTTGACATATTTCTCTCCTGTTTTATGACTAATACTCTTAGTACCTCTAAACCAATTACCACATCCTTGACATTGGAAGCGTTGATATTTAGCACTAGCAGTGACTGCATACCCTCTCTTCTGATGATGTTTTCCACCACAATTAGGGCAGACTAAACCATCTTCAGATAAGACAGATAAATTCAAGTGATTCTTAATCCAAGGCTTAAAGCGTTGATAGACATTCTCTAATAATATTACATCATTCTTATTATACTTCTCCATTGTCTTCCAAGCTTGTGGGTCTTTGTTCATACACTTAATCCAAAGCTCATGACCCTCATGTGCAGTCTTCTTACCAAGTCCCAAGGCTTGAGAAACATAGTCAAGTTTGTTAGAAACAAATCTAAATTGTCTCTTAGCTACTTGTAGTAAGTCAATCTGTTTAAACGGAGCAGGAGGTGTTAATCCATTAAGAATGAAATCTTTGTTAAGTGTTGGTATGTCAAACCTAGCACCATTGTAGTGAATGACT